CAAAAGGAATAAAACTTTTAAAAATTTCACTTGCATTATATGCGAGAATAAAAGATAATAAGCGAGCGGGTAAACCGCCCGCTTTTTTTTATGAGGTAAAAATATGAATATTGAAAATCAAAACGGAACATTGCAAAGCTTGCTTTTAAAGGTTCAGGAACAAAATAACCGTAGCGCGGATTTTTTGGCTTCTACCGGTAATTTGCAAAAAAGAACAAATTACGACGAGGGAAAGCCCCAAATTGTTATTGAAGCGACTGGAGGCGAACCGACCCGAATTCTTGATATTAATGACCATGCTTTCGGACAAATTGCCCAGAACGTCGATATTGATACGAGAACGGCTAGACGTTTACAAAATGAGGTTCCGCACGAATTCGACGGGGTTGTTAATGCTCTTTTTCAAAAAAATCCAACTAATCGCATGGTTAGAACTTTTTTGGATGAAAGCGAAACAACTGGAACCGTTCGGGCATTTGTATCCGATAAATTTAAAACGTTTGATAATATCAATTTATTACAAGCTAGCTTGCCTCAGTTAATGGAAAGTGAAGCTAATTGGAAAGTTGTAAACGGTACTGTTACAGATAAGCGACTTTATATTCGTTTGAAAAGTCAGATCCAAACGGGGGAAGCTGCTAAAGGGGATCTAATGGCTAACGGCATTGGTTTAAGTAATTCCGAGGTTGGTGCCGGTTCTGTTCAGGTTTATCAACTATATTGGACGCTAGCGTGTGAAAATGGAATGCAAACGGAAAACCGTAGCCGTTCTAGCCACATTACCAGTGCTAGAGACAGCGCCGATTTCGGTTTATTAACGGACGAAGCTAAAAACGCGGATAACAAAGCTTTAGAATTAAAACTTAGGGACCTTACCCGCGCTTATGCTAGCCGTGAATTGTTTGACGAAGTGCTAGAAAAAATGAATGCAGCACACCACGATGTAATTGAGGGGGATTTTCACGAAATACCCGAACGCGTTGGAACCGTTTTAAAACTTACTAAAAAAGAAAACACCGACATTTTAAATGGCCTTATAGCTACAATGGGCCAGTCCGGATATAATAACGGCAAGGTTACGCGGGCAACCATGGTCAACGCGTTGACGGCCGTTGCTAATAATTGCGACGCCGACGACGTTGACATGTGGCAGCAACGCGGCGGAAAACTTTTAAACCTTAATGATCGGGACTGGAACCGAATTGCAGCATAAACTTTCTTATGAGGTAAAAATGATTGAAGTTACTAAAGAACAAATAGACGCTTTACACAAAGAGGTGTTTGAATTGGAAAATAAAGCGGATAGTTTGCGGCAAAATTTGATTGATCTACAATGGAAAATTAACGCGCTTATACATCCAGATTAAAACTTTACATATAAGATAAATCCTATATTAATGGGGGTGGGGGTAATCCTGCCCCTTTTTTTATGAGGTATAAAAAATGAATGATTTAAAAAGCAATACAGAACATCTGGAAGCACTGGCGAAAGATTATAAAGAGACGCACCCCAACACTTCAAGGGATCTGGAATATGCCGCCGCGGATATAAAACTTTTAAAAGACCAAGTTTTTGAATATCGCACTTTTCAAGAAAAGTTAAACGAACGGGAAAAAAATCTTTCTCAATCTTTATTCGAATATTTAAAGCCACAAATTAAAAGTTTTATTACGCACGAAATTGAAATGTGCATTGATGAAAACCAAACTATTGAAGGCTTGGTAAGCGACGTTGACACATTGCGGGACAACCTCGACAGTTTTGAGATTGATGAGGATACAATAAAAGACGCCGTAAAGGATCTGTTTAATTATGGCGGCGTGTCCGTAAGTTTGGAGGTCAACTAGATGAGAACTTTTGACCAATGGCTACAATTAACCGACGACGCAATAGAGCGCATTAACTGGGCAAAGGAAAAGGGGATCATGTCAAACGACGAAACCCCCCAGAAGGTTCAAGAACGCGTTCAACAATTAGAGGTTCAAGAATATTGCACCGTTAATGGCGGCGTTCTATTTGACATCGATGATCTGGAGGTTCTTTAAATGGCGGTTTTATTAAACTGGGTCAAAAAACTAGGGCAATGGCATTTATCCGGCGGCAATGGTCAAACACTTTGCGGGCGGCCTATGTTGGGTAATAATTACGCAAACTATATCCCAGAAAGCGAGCGCACCAAGTGCCCCGATTGCTTTAAGTTTGACGAATAAGCGATAATATGCGATTAATCGGGGCGGGGTATTTCCGCCCCTTTTTTATGAGGTTTAAAAATGACTGATGACGAAATTGAAAAACTTTTAAAAGATTTAAAAGATTGGAACGCAGAACTTGAAACGCAAAATTTGGAAGCGCAGAAAGTTTTAAATAAAATCGAAAGCGAAATGAAAGCCGAATTTCCAAACGGTTTTAAAGCGAAAGAACTTTTCCCAGAAATATATAAATAAAACTTTTATATCTGTATTATGGCCCCCAGTTTAATTACTGGGGGTTTTTTTATTTCTTTTTAAAACTTGCCGCCTCCCCTCCCTCGATCATGATTAAAAACGTATGGCCCGCGAACCGCGGGCACTGGGCCGGTGTTCTGGGTCGTCGGTTATTTGGTCCAGATCCGTGTGCTGCTGGCGTTTGCCGGTGGAAATTCAACGCCGGTTCGCGGTTCGTGGTCCGTCTTTTTTGGTTGGGTCCCTTCTGATATCGGGTCAAAAACCGTAAAAAATTTGGCAAAAATCACGATTTTTTCAGCGCGGCCCGTGGCTTGGCGGGCGGTGTCAAGGACCATGTTTTTGACAAATAATGAAATACAAAATAGAATCGGTTTTGCGCTTAGTTGCATAAAATCGCATAGGGTCCCCCGATGAATCAGACCATAGGTTCGGTAGAAGATAAGATGATGAAACTTCAGTTGCGTTTGGCGCAATTGGAGAAAAACGAATTAGCGCAAAATAATTTTTTATATTTTGTACATTCTATGTGGCCTGAGTTTATCTCTGGCAGGCACCATAAAATCATTGCCGAGAAGCTCCAGAGAGTCGCGAGCGGCGAGCTAAAGCGCTTGATTATCAACATGGCCCCACGGCACACGAAGAGTGAGTTTGCGTCCTTTTTATTTCCGGCTTGGATGATGGGACAGAACCCGAATATGAAGATTATTCAGGCGACGCACACGACGGAGCTTGCGGTAAATTTTGGACGTAAGACGAAGAACTTGATTGACAGTGATGAGTACAAGGAGATCTTTCCGGAGGTTAAGCTTGCGGCGGACAGTAAGGCTTCTGGTAGGTGGGACACGAGCCGTGGTGGGATGTATTATGCTGTTGGTGTGGGGTCGAACTTAGCGGGTCGTGGTGGTGATTTAGTTATTATTGATGATCCGCATTCGGAGCAGACTGCGATGAGCAGTAGTGGGTTTGATGATGCGTGGGATTGGTATACTGGGGGTCCCCGACAACGTCTTCAGCCGGGAGGTAGTATAGTTTTGGTACAGACGCGTTGGTCGGAGAAGGACATGACGGGTCAGTTATTGAGGGCGATGGCTAAAGATCCTTTAGCGGATCAGTGGGAGGTTGTGGAGTTACCTGCGATATTTGAGGATGACACGCCGTGTTGGCCGGAGTTTTGGAGTATTGAGGATTTGACCGCGGTTCGCGCATCAATTCCGGCGAGCAAGTGGAACGCGCAGTATCAGCAGAATCCTACGGGTGAGGAGAATGCGATTATTCCACGGGATTGGTGGAAGGTTTGGGAGGGTGAGAAGATCCCGCAGTTACAGTATGTGATACAGAGTTTGGACACGGCGTTTACGAAGAGGGAGCGTTCTGATTTTAGTGCGATAACGACGTGGGGTGTTTTTTTTCCGGAGGAGGGTGGTCCGCCTAATTTAATCCTTTTAGATGCCAAGAAAGGGCGTTATGATTTCCCTGAGTTAAAGGCACTTGCGTTTGAAGAGTATCAGTATTGGGAGCCGGACACGGTAATTATTGAGGCGAAAGCGAGCGGACTGCCTTTAACTCACGAGATGCGGCAGACGGGTATACCTGTTGTAAATTTCACTCCGAGCAAGGGTAACGACAAGATGACGAGGGTACATTCGGTAAGTCCTTTGTTTGAGGCGGGCATGGTTTGGGCACCTGACGAGCCTTGGGCGGAGGAGTTAATTGAGGAGGTTGCGGCTTTTCCGGAGGGGGAGTATGACGATCTTGTAGATAGCATGACACAGGCTTTGATGAGGTATCGTCAGGGTAATTTTGTACAACTACCAACAGATGATTGGCAAGATGATGAAAAGTCTGCTACAGTGAGGGCATATTACTAGGAGAGTTCTATGGCGAGAGCACCTATCGGCGGACTAATGGACACGAATGTTCCATCTCAATTGGATGAGGATGATCTGTCTGCAGAGTTAGAATTAGAGATACCTGATTCTAGAGAGACTCCTTTGATGCTTGAGGGCGAAGAGGAGATAGAGATTGTAACCGAGGACGACGGAAGTGTCCTTGTGGATTTTGATCCTACGGAAGACAAAGAGGACATGGGTTTTGGCGAGAATCTTGCTGAGAACATGGATGACCGTGAGTTGGGGGCGATTTCTTCTGAATTGATGGGCGAGTTTGATGCAAACAAGGCCAGTCGTCAGGAGTGGGAAGACGCTTACACGGATGGTTTGGAGCTTCTTGGATTTAATTATGAGGAACGGACGGAGCCGTTTCGCGGTGCTTCTGGGGTGACTCACCCGTTACTTGCGGAAGCTGCGACTCAGTTTCAGGCGCAGGCGTTTAATGAACTTTTACCTTCGTCGGGTCCCGTCCGTACAGCAATTATGGGTGATGAGACGCGGGAGAAACAGGAACAGGCTTCCCGCGTTCGAAACTTTATGAACTATTACATCACGACTGTAATGGAAGATTACACGCCTGACATGGATCAGATGTTGTTTTATTTACCTTTGGCGGGCAGTACGTTTAAGAAGGTGTATTACGATGAGGTTTTGGGTCGAGCGGTCAGTAAGTTTGTGCCTGCGGAGCAATTGGTGGTTCCTTACGAGACCTCTGATTTAGAGACATGTTCCAACATAGCGCATGTTATTCGTATGAATTTGAATGATTTGCGTAAGCAGCAATTAGCGGGGATATATCGTGATATTCCTATTATACCGCAACAGGGTGATTCTGACGAGGTACAGGGTGAATTGAACCGGATTACTGGTTTTGAACCCGGAAACGTGGATTATGACTGTACTTTACTGGAGTTTCATGCGGATTTAGATTTAGATGGTTTTGAGGATGTGGACGAAGATGGGGAGCCTACGGGTATAAAGGTTCCTTACATTGTGACGGTTTCGCAAGATAATGGGCAAGTTTTGTCTATTCGTCGTAATTATCGTGAGGATGATGAGTTAAAGCGCAAGATACAATATTTTGTGCATTACAAGTTTTTACCGGGCTTTGGTTTTTATGGTCTTGGTTTGATACACACGATTGGCGGTCTCTCCCGAACCGCCACAGCGGCACTGCGACAGTTGATCGATGCAGGTACATTGTCGAATCTTCCCGCGGGTTTTAAAGCGCGTGGTTTGAGGATTCGTGACGATGATGATCCTTTGCAGCCGGGCGAGTTTAGGGACGTTGACGCGCCCGGTGGGGCTATCAGAGATAGTCTTATGCCGCTGCCCTTTAAGGGTCCCGATCAGACGTTGTTTAATTTATTGGGTTTTGTTGTACAGGCGGGTCAGAGGTTCGCGACTATTACTGATATGAAGGTTGGTGATGGCAATCAGAACGCGGCTGTCGGCACAACTTTGGCAATGTTGGAACAGGGCACACGGGTAATGAGCGCTGTCCATAAGCGATTACATTATGCGATGCGAATGGAGTTTAAGATACTTTCTCGTGTTATGAGTGAGTTTTTGCCTCAAGAGTATCCTTATTCTGTGGAGAATGGGGATCAGGCGATAATGGCGTCTGATTTTGATGATCGTGTAGATGTGGTTCCTGTTAGTAATCCGAATACGTTTAGTCAGGCGCAGCGTATAGCGTTGGCACAGACTAAGATGCAGTTGGCGGGTGCGGCTCCTGAGTTGCATAATATGCATGAAGTGTATCGTGATATGTATGAGGCGATTGGTGTAACGGATGTGGATCGTTTGATGAAGAAGGTTCCGGACGAAGAACCGGTGCCCACGGACCCTGCGTCAGAGAACATCAATGCTATGGACATGATAGAGTTAAACGCGTTTCAGGGTCAGGATCATCAGTCTCATATTATGGCGCATTTAGTTTTTGCGTCTAGTCCTATGATTGGTGGTATGCCTCCGGTTGCGATGTCTATACAAAAGCATGTTATGGAGCATGTAAGGTTGCAGGCTGAAGAGCAAGCTATGGCTCAGATGGCGCAAGCCGGACCTGTACCTGCGGAGCAACAGGAGATGCAGATGCAGGCGATGGTTGCACAGGGTATTGCGGCGGGTATGCAGCAATTAAAGCAGTTAAGTGCACAAGTATCTGGTCAGGGACCCGATCCTCTGGTAAAGTTGAAGGAACAGGAGTTGCAG